CGCTGGTTGCCCCGCACAAGAGAACGAGGAGGAGAAAGTGAGAAAGCTAATATCGTTTCTGTTTGTCGCCCTGTTGTGCGTGGGCCTGGGCGCTACTGTTACCGAGAAGACCGCCAGCTACGGCCTGCTGCTTTCCGACGATGGCGATACCATCGTCATGAATTCGACATCCAACCTGATTGTCTATCTGCCGGCCCTCGGCACTGACAACATCGGGTACACCGTCACCATCATGAAGAAGGGGACGGGCCAGGTGAAGATCCAGGCACCGCTGGCCGATTACGTCGGCGACAGCTCGGTGCATGGCTATCTGCAAAATACCACGGCCTCGACCGATGCGTCTGTCACCCTGCATCTCGGCAAGCTGCACTATTGGTACATCACCGGGGCGACGGGGGTCTGGGCGACCGACAATACGTCATCGCCCTACGGCGTGGAATCGCCGACCTACGGCACGGTCTATGCCACGACCCTTGATACCAACGTGGCTGCTGCGGGGGTTACCCTGGCTGGAACTACCCTGGCGGCTGACGGGACAGACTCTGCAATCAATATCGCCATCACGCCCAAGGGAACGGGCGAGGTGGACATCACGAAGGTGGACATTGACAGTGGGGCCATTGACGGCACGACCATCGGGGCGAATGCTGCCGCCGCTATCACCGGCACCAAGATCACCGGAACAACGGTCACCACCGGTTGGGCTGGTGCTGCTGCGGCTACGGGCAACGTAGCCACGGAGAACGCGCTCGGCACGGTTCACAGCACGAAGCTCACCCTGACCGATGTTGACATTGCTCCGGCTGCTGCTGGCGCTGGCGTGGCCTTTGGCAATGTAAAGCTGTACGACTTCCCGGTTGGCCATGTGTACATGATCGGCACCGTGGTTGACTTGGCCCTGACCGACACCGTTGCTGCTGGCGCTGAGATGGCTGGCAACTTCGCTACCTGGACGCCGGCTGGAAATTGGGCCTACGCATCCGACAAATGGAGTCACACGACCGGCGACGCGACGGCGCTGACCACCGATGTTGTGCCGGTTGCTGGGACCACTTACACCGTCACAGTGACGATGGCCACCTCGACCGCTGGCGGCGGGCTTGTGATCGCCATGGGTGGCGTGACGCAGAGCGAGGTTCACGGAAGCGCTACCGAGACTTGGACGTTCACGGCTTCTGATGCCACGGCGCTGACCCTCACCCCTGCTTCGGGTACATGGGTGGGGGACGTAACGGCAGTCACTGTGAACACCGTTAGCCCCGTTTCCGCTACTTGGGACGGCGACATTTCATTCGGTACGGCTGCGGATGCCGATGGCTCGCTGGCTGGCACTGAGGTTGACCTGGTTCCCAAGACCGACACCCCGCAGGCCGTAGCCGCTGTCACGACCGGGGATTGCCAATCGACAGCAACTGAGATCGCCATCCTGGACGGGCACAGCACGGCGCTGGATCTGTATCTTAACCTGCTGATCGACGCCGATGACTTCATTGACGCCGGTACCGGAGCCCTGCACCTGAATGGCACGGTGACTGTCACCTGGATCAACCTTGGAGATAATTAATGGCTGACGAAACCTGGGCCACCGCTCTGGCGCTTTCCTCAGTGGTGAAGCCCTACATCATGCCGGGTGAGACCGCCGTCACCACCTGGGACACGCCGTTGCAGATCATCGTGGACGGCGTAGTGGCGGCTGTCAAGAAGGAGGTCGGGTGCGACATCATTAACGGCACCTACACCTCGGAGGAAGTGAGCGGCACGGGGCGTACTGACCTGCCGCTCAAGCATTGGCCTATCTTGACGGTCACTACGGTGACGGATATTGACAGCAACACCTACACCGTCGGCGCGGAGAACGACTACACGGTCGAGGACTACTGCCTGCGCGCGAGCACGGGCGTATGGGCGAAGGGCCACGAGAACTTGATTGTGACATACACGGCTGGCAACGGGGCGACGGTGCCCAGGGACATTCTGACGGTCTGCCTGCGCGCCATCGCCAGGGAATATCAACTGATGAAAGGGCAGATGCACGGGCAGAACAGCCGCACGTTCCCTGATGGCAGTTTGAATTTCGAGTTCAACTCGGGGTTCACGAAAGCGGAGCTGGCCGTCCTGGCCAAGTACAAGAGGCCGCGTCTGTGAGCGCACCTTTCGCATTCCAGTACGAAGTGACCGCCGAGGGGCGGAGGAAGCGGGCGGCTACCAGGAACATCCCCAAGGCGCAGCGGTATTGCCTGGAGAGATGGCTGGCTGGCGTTGTTTTTGATGCGAGGCGATCTGCTGGTGCCATGCAAAAGTCTGGGCGCAAGTCGGGGGAGATGGGCCGCAATGTTGGCATGGAGATCCGCGGCAATGAAGGCGCCTATCAGGGATACGTCGGCACGGGCATTGGCAAAACCAAGTCGGTGCCGTACGCCAGCATCCAGGACAAGGGGGGCATTGTCACGGCAAGGGGCAAGTGGCTCACCATTCCATTCCCCGGCGTGAAGGGTACAGCTTCGCAGTATGATTGCTTTCCGCTCAGAACCAAGCGGGGCAACGTCATCCTGTTCGAGGCCAAGCACAACAAGCGCAGTACCACACTCAAGCCCCTGTTCCTGCTGCGGAAGCAGGTCCGCATCCCTGCCTCTGCGTGGTTCACGAATGTCATCATCGCCAACTATTCAACGCTTGACGAACTAATGGACCCCTCAGAGGTTTATCGCGTCGCCGAAGCGATGGGGAGTAAATAATGGCAAATCCAAGCGCACTGCCTTTGCGCCTGCAAGTCATCAACCGCATCGTGACGGTGCTTGGCGCTATCACGGCGGGGACTGACTACTGGTTCACGCCCGCCAAGGTGGCCAAGAAGTTTCTCACCCCAGAGGAAGCCGTGGGTTTTCCCTGCTACATGGTCATGGCTGGAGAGAAGGGCAACCGTATCGAATTGGCAGGCTCTCCAAAAGTCTACGATGAATTTTTCACGGTGTCCGTCAAGGGCATCATCAAGAATTCATCCGACACGGTTACGGACTGCGAGAAGGCCCTGCGCGACATCCGCAAAGCCATCAACGATGATTCCATCAGCGGCACGTCGGGGACGCTTGGCAACATGACCGGCGTTGTTGCGATCCGCATTGACCAGGGGCCGGATATGGATGACGGCTCGTGGTCCATTAATGGCTACGGCTTTTTCGATCAACCGATTTCGGTTCACATCACCGGCGATTACGGAGAACTTTAGGAGGAATACAAATGAAGCGGCAACTTTTATCAATTCTGATCGGGGTCGTACTGCTGTCTGCGCTCGGCTTCGGGGCGTTCACAGCTTCGGGTACGGGCGGGGCGGTGACCAAGATCGGCACCACGCATTCGTGGTACTTGAAGAACGTCAACTATCGGTCGAGCTTGTGGCAGGCCAACAAGGTCTACTACGACATCGTCTATACGAAAGGCGACGAGACTTCTGTTTCGTTCACTATCGCCTACCTGTACGCCAGCGCTGCGCCGACGGCTACAACCAACCTGTCATATTTTCCTGAAGCCGACAGCACCGGATTGTTGACCTCGATGACGCGCACGATGAGCGCAACGGGGCGGTACACCATCAGCGCTGAGGTCCCCGACAGGGCGACATACGTGGTGATTACATTTGCCAACACCGGCGGCACTCCGACCGGGACTGTAGTCATCGACGGCTACATGAACCAGTTCAACTGAGGCCAGCCGTGAAAGCGATCAAATGGCTGATGAATTCCGCGCAGTATCATCCGGTGTTTGGACTGCTGCAACCTGGCGACATCGTGCATTTCAATCCCGATGAAGCCGGACGTGGGGAGATAGCCGCCGCCTGGGTCAAGCAGGGCGCGGCTGAATGGGTTGAGGAAAAGGAAGCGAAAAAGCCCACGAAGGGCAGAGCGATAAAGGAGGGCTAATATGCCGTCGATTGAAAAAAGACTGAACAACGCCGCCGTCATCAAGGGGGCGACCTGGGGAACGGCGGCACAGGCCGGTGCTGCCAGCCTTGGCATTTCGCCGACCAACCACGGGGCCATCAAGCTGAACATGCCCGTGATGGAGTGCGATGAAATCACCAACGCGAACGAGACCGGGATTGACTTCGCCAATGTCAATGCCGCTGATTTCACGTTGGATTTCAATCACAACTACGATGGCCGGGAGAACCTGCTGCTGGCTGCCCTGATCGGGGCTGATTCCGAGGTGCAGCAGGGGGCGACTACTGCATGGCTGCACACCATGGCCATGGCTGACAGCGCTTCGGGGATCTTCGTCACCTATGCCGTTGACAAGAACGACAAGGTGTATGTGGTTCCCAGCGCCAAGGTGACCAAGGCCAGCTTCTCGATGAACAACGGGTTCATCAAGAGCGTCTTTTCTCTGCGGGGCGACGAGGTCACGGACGCTGATGCGGTTGTCACGTCGCTGACCACTGTCACCTATCCCCAGACCTGTTCGAACAGGCTGAAGTGCAGCGGCGCGGTGTTCCGCATTAACGCGCAGGGCGGTGATGCGTTGGATGCCGATGATGTCGTTTCGCCCGGTCAATTCACCCTGGACATCGAGCGCAAGATGGACAGCGTTCATGCTGCCGGCTCGGCCAACATCATCGAGCCGCGGGAGAATGACAAGCCAACGGTGAAGCTGACCATGGAGTTCCCGCGCATGGATGCGACCAACGAGGTTTGGCTGGCATCGTGGAAAGCCAAGACCGAATACAAGGCAGATTTGACCATCACCGGGCCCCTCATCAGCGGTTCGTATTACTACTATCTGAAATTCGAGTTCCCGCGCCTCATCATCGAGGACTTCGATGTTCCCGAGGCCGGGCTGCTTGGGGTCAAGGTGACGTTCCGTGCGGTTGTGGCTGCTGCCGCGCCCACGGGCATGACCGGGCTGACCAAGCCGGTGACCGTTAACCTGATGAACACCCTGGCGACCGGCTATCTGGATTAAGCATGGACATCAGCAAGATCAAGCCGACGGCCAAGTTCACTCGCACGGTGAATGGCGAGGAGTTCACGCTGGACGTGGAATTTCGCGGCATGGATATGATGGACGGCGAAAACAGGACCACGGACAAGCGGACGGAGTACGTGCGGGACACCGTGTTCAGGGCGGTAACGGGGTGGGATCTCACGGATGGCAGCAGGCCGGTTCCCTGCAATGCGGAGAACAGGGCTAAATGGTTGCCGCCGTTCCTGATGAGCGTTTCCAAGGAGAATCCGGACGTGGCGGTGATGGTTGACCTGTTCACCTTCGTCAACGATCCAGCCAACTTCCTGGGAAATTGAAAGCCTACCTCGCGTTTTACCGCGATTGGTGGAACGCGCTGTTGCCCGCCAGCGAGCACGTTCACGAGGTAGGCGAGAACACGGCGGGTTGCTACAACTGCCGCCTGGATGCGCTGGGGGGTGCAATGAGCCGGTTCGAGGTCGCTTGCTGGAGCTGGTACGCCGACAACGTCAACGCTTTCGCTATGGAGGCGGGGATAGTCGGCGAGATGTTCCGCGACCTCGGGCTGAAGAGCAAATTGAAATCCATGTTCCTGTCTGCGCTGAATGAGATCCATTTTACGTTCGATGCGATCAGGGCTGCGAAGATAAAGCAGATGCGAGACAACCATGGCTGATATCAAATATTTAATCAGCGTTGACGCAACCGGGGCGACCACCAGCATCAAGCAGTTCGACGAAACCGTTGACGGGCT